CCTATCAATACCATCTTCCTCGTCTATAAGGATTCCGTAATCGGGTTTTTGCCAAGGTCGGATTTTTCCGAAGTACGTATCGGTAGTGATTTTGCATATACCAAGGAGGTAGTTACCAATCTCAACCTGTTCTATGCCGTAAACGTGATGGAGTAAGACATGCCCAGCAACTATGTTTTCAACAAGAAAGTGAAAGAACCTCTCGATGGATTCCCTATCCTCTATCTTCTGAATAAACCCCATGTCCAAACAAGTGGACAGATCGGTATCGAAGTAGAGTGTGAGGGGAATAAATTCCAGAAGAACAATATACCTTCTCCGTGGAAGTATACCGAAGACCACTCCCTGAGAGGTGCAGACAACGCCGAGTATGTCCTTCGTAATCCTATTCCTTTCGACAAGGTGGATGAATCCCTCGATATCCTCTGGAAGATGATGTCAGACTACGGCACAGTCCTTGATGAATCAAACAGGACTTCCGTCCACGTCCATCTAAACGTACAGAAATGGCATCTAAACCGACTGTGTACGTTCTTCGGTCTGTATTTTCTTATCGAAGAGCTTCTGACGGCGTGGTGTGGAGATCACCGAATCGGTAATCTATTCTGTCTTAGGGCTAAGGATGCACCCGCAATCATCTCTGAGATCAAGCGTATCTGTAGGACGGAGTCTATCCATATCGATCAGGGATACCACTACGCCGGTATGAATGCCCACGCCTTGACCAAGTACGGCTCTGTCGAGATCAGGTCTCTTAAAGGTTGTACCGATAAATCCCAAATCTCTCAGTGGGTGTCTGTTCTTCGCAGGTTGTACGACCTTTCAGGTGAGATCAAAGACCCCCGACAGGTGGTTGAGAATTTCTCAGGGAATGGTCCTATCTCGTATCTCCAAGAGCTTCTAGGGGACAGCTACGACACCATCATCAATAACATACCCTATACACAGAATGACGTCATCAACGCCCTCTACGACGGCGTCAGGCTTGCTCAGGATATATGCTATTGCAGGGATTGGTCGAAGTATCAGCCCAAGGATATCAAGGACGACCCATTCGGCAGGTCTAAGACTAAGATTGCAAAGTCTTTGATGGGTTCCCCCGGGATGTATAGCCCCAACCTGCTTCAGTCGGCAGAGAATCTCATCCACTTCAGTAACACCCTCAATAACTCTCTCAACAACTCTATCCATAACGCTGCTACTTGGGGTGTAGAACCATTTACGGACTCGATGACGCCTGTCACCGAGGAAGAACACCAAGACGATTATGACGAAGTCGAAGACTACGAGGATGATTTCTGATGAGATACAGAGTACTACCTTATAAACAAGGCAGCAAGAGTGCAAAGGCTCTGGCTACGGCCTTGGGAGGTAAGGTTCTAAAACTTCAAGGCAGCTCTTGGGTTGCCCATGCAGACGACAAGGTTATCAATTGGGGTAACTCCAACTCCGAGACATTTCATTGGCCGTGTCGGATGTACAACGGAATGAAGGTGTCAGACGTTTCCAACAAGCTGAATTTCTTCAAGCTTATAGAAGGAGAAGACTATGCCCCTAAGTTTTGGGTGGACAAGGCTGAAATCCCGGATGATGCCTATCCTGTCGTATGCCGAACAATACTTAATGGCCACTCTGGGTCAGGCATATCTATCGCTGATGATATGGCTGGTATTGTCTCAGCTCCTCTCTATGTCCAATACTTGAAGAAGAAGGAAGAGTATCGTGTCCACTGCGGTAGAACCCTCCAAGGTGTCGTCGTCATCTCCTCCCAAAGAAAAGCGCGCCGTCTTTCCGTACCAGACGATGAAGTCAATTGGAAGGTGCGAAACCTCGCAGGAGGTTTTGTCTATGTCCGACACGGATTCACTGTGCCTACAAAGGTTCAAGAGGCTGCGCTCAAGGCTTTTGAAAAGACGGGGCTTGACTTTGGTGCAGTCGATGTAATCTGGAACGAGAATAATCAGAAGGCTTATGTCCTAGAGGTTAACACAGCCCCCGGCTTGGAAGGCACCACAGTAGAGGATTACAAGAAGTTTTTCATGGAGAACTAACATGAAGAAATATCTACGAGTTGTTACCAAACCTGTACATCGTCTGTATAAGACGACTCCTCATATCGAACACTCTGGTTTCGTCTCTCTGGCGGCCTGTGAGGTTTGGCACCTGCCTTACGTCCTGTTCTATGTAAATGTCGTCCTCCTCGTCTCAGGGACCTGTGCCGTATTGTATGAGACGTTCCATGTATTTGATGGAGAAAACGATGAATAACGTAATCATCTCATATCGTGATAGGAATGAATCCCGACCAGACAGGTATGAGGCCGGACCGTATCACGCCTCATCAGTCAAGGCAATGGCAGGACTCCTTAGGAGTATGGGTTGTACCGACTTCAAGTTCATCCAAACCAAGAAAAAAGCCTTGGCGGATTAAAAAGTTCTTGACAAATTCTGAAAATCTAGTATAATATACTTAAGAGGCACAGGGAAAAAGAACCTCTACTAAGGAATGAAGAATGAAGTGTAATATCTGTAATAAGGATATGTCTGATAAGGAAGTGTCCTACAACGACGATCTCCAGACATGGGAGCCTTGTGCCGAATGCCTAGAGATTGCCCTAGACGCCGCCTATTGTGACGGCTTCGACGAAGAAGACGACAGTTTCATCCTCCTCGAAGACTGGGAAGAAGGTGGAGACGCCACCGATATCTATATCAATCTGGAGGATGATGATGAAGTATGAGATGAATACACCGGAATGGCAGCTCCACGAGAGAGTTAAGTCCGAGATATCTTTGTATCATACACATATGGCTGATTCTCATAAATGGGAAAAGAAAGCTGTAGAATGTCGTGAGAGGGCTGAACTATTCAAGGCCGCTCTCCTGAAACTAGACCCGGAGTTTTCTGATGATTAAGTATCTTTGCTCGCTGCTCGCCAAGTGTTTCAATGCCCACCTCACTGATGAAGAGGCAGAATTTAAGCGACAGGCTGAGGAAGTACGAAAAGCCGTGAAGGCTTTTAACGAGGCCTATTCTAGGCTACCATCAAACTATAATCCTGTAACTACTTTTCAGCAGTATGGTTACGGGCCTCCAGAGATCAGCTGCTCCAACAAGTTTCGTCTTACAGATTTTTCAGCGTCTTTGGTGACTAAGAGGATTGACGGATGAGTAAGACTTGGGTATATTCCGATCCTCATTTTTATCACTCCAACATCTGTAAGTTCACTCGTAGTGATGGGTCTCCCCTTAGACCATGGGATGACGTCTCGGTTATGACAGAAGAGATGATCGAGTGGTACAACGAGCTTGTCTCGGACAACGACAGGGTGTATATCCTTGGCGATGTCGCCTTCTCAGCTAAGAACATGTACGCCTCTGCCGGTAGACTTAAAGGAAGGAAGTGCCTAGTCCCCGGTAACCACGATCCCGTCAAGATGAGGAAGTACTTCGATATTTTTGACGACGTCAGGGGTTACGTCCAGCGTAATGGCTTTATCATGTCTCATATCCCAATCCATCCTCATTCTCTGAGTAGATGGAAGCTCAACATTCATGGACACCTCCACGACGGAGAAGTCATGCACCCTGCAATTAATCCTCGAAAGATATCCCCAATCCCTGATGACAGGTATTATTGTGTCTGTGTCGAGAGGACAAACTTCCGTCCTAAACTTCTTGATGAAATCCTACACGAAAGGGGTTTGAAATGAAACTAGAAGAAGGGGAAAGATACGTACTTGAATACTATCCTAAGGGTTATACCCAAGGCGAGTGGAAAAGAAATGGTCTTACCAAGATCGAGGAATTTATCATTCGTGATGGAAGAATAGAGCCATGGACCGGCAGTTACAGGATATGGTCTACCGGAACAATTTCAAAGGATGATGTTGTTAGGATTATTAAAACCTAAGGAGATAGATGTCTAAATTTATAGAGAACAGACCGTGTCCTAAATGCGGCAGCAAAGACAACCTAGGTGTGTATGACGACCACGAGCATTGTTTCTCTCTTGATTGTAACTATCACCTAGTCTATGGCGAAAAGCCCAAAAACAACAAGGAGAAAACCTTGACAGATAAGCCTATCAAGCATGGACTGCCTGAAAAAACTCAGGGTCCTATCTCAGGTCGTGGCATCGACAAGACGACTGTCTCTAAGTATAAGGTATCGGTAGGTTCAGAAGAAGACGCCTACGAGGCTGTCTTCCCTCGCTTCGACGAAGGAGGTCTACACATAGCCAACCAAATCCGGTACCCAGACAAGGCTTTCTCTTGTGAAGGCCCTGTCAATGACGCCACCCTCTTTGGTCAACAGCTATTCCCTTCAGGAGGTAGGTCTATCACGGTTACTGAAGGCTACTACGACGCCATGTCAGCCTATCAGATGACTGGCTCCCGCTACCCCAACGTCGGGGTCATGAGTGCGTCTTCAGCCAAGAAAGAAATAGTAAACAACTTCGAGTATCTTAACTCGTTCGATAGGATTGTACTGAACTTCGACAACGACGAACCCGGAAAGAAGGCGGCTAAGGATTGCGCCATCTTGTTTGAACCCGGAAAAGTCTGTCTTCTCTTCCTCAAGAAAGAAGGATGTAAGGATGCCTCTGATTATCTCACCAACGGCTTTGGCAAGGCGTATATCCATGAGTGGTTTGATGCCCCTCCTTTTATGCCTGACGGTCTACTCCTTGGCTCTGACGAGAAGCTTCGCGACGAAGTCCTTTATTACGTCGAACCCCGATCTATCCCTTATCCATGGGAAGGTCTTAACCAGAAGTTGTATGGAATCAGGACGTCAGAGCTAGTTCTACTGACGGCAGACACCGGAGTCGGTAAGACCTCGGTTATGAAGGAGATCGAGTATAGCCTTCTATTCCATCCCGATCTAATCAAGGAAGACATCGGTGTGGGTTTTCTCCACCTCGAAGAGCCTAAGCGCAAGCTTGCTCAGGGGTTGATGTCTATCCATAACAACAAGCCCTATCACTTCCCTGACGTCGAAAGGACTGTCGAGGAAATGATGGAGGCCTATGACGCCGTAATCAACACCCCTCGTGTTGTAATCTGGGATCACTTCGGCTCTAACGACATCGACGTCGTCTTGGCTAAGATCAGGCACATGGCCGCCCTTGGTTGTAAGTACATCATGGTTGACCACCTCTCTATCATCGTCTCTGACCAGTCTGGTGACGAGAGGAAGCAGCTAGATGAAATCAGCACGAAGATCAAGACACTGACTATGAATCTAGACATCTCAGTCTTCTGTGTAATCCACGTCAACCGACAAGGTCAGGTCCGTGGCAGTGCAGGACCAGAGCAGGTGGCTAATTGTATCCTTCGTCTTGAACGAGACAAGAAGGAACTCAACGAATGGCGACGGAACATCACTAAGATCACCGTCGAGAAGAATCGTGAGTATGGTCGGACAGGTCCCGCCTGTTACCTCTACTATAACGAAGTCACTGGCCGACTCGAAGAACTATCTAAGGAGCTTGCATATAAATTCGAGAACGGAGGAAACGCCGTAGGATACGAATTCGACTGAGGCATCCCATAGAACATAATAATAAGGGAAAATGATGTATCTAGATTACGAAGAACACAAAGCAGGTGTTTATGTAATCGACATCGAAGGCGACAGCCTTAATCCGACAGTCATTTGGTGTATGTGTTGGGAAGATGTCGTTACGGGAGAGAAAGGAGATTGCCTGAACTATGAAGAAATTTCTAAATTCTTTGACGAGACAGCAGGGGCCTATTATGTGGGCCATAATCTTGTCAAATTCGATGGTCCTGTCCTTAAGCGATTGGCCGGGATTGATATCGACGTATCCAACTCTATCGACACTTTGGTTCTCTCTACACTCTATTCTCCTAGTATTGTTGGGGGGCATAGTCTTGAAGCGTGGGGTGAGCGACTAGGATACCCGAAGGGAGACTTCGACGACTTCTCTAGATTCTCTCAGGAGATGCTCAT